CTAAACAACAAACTGTATATCCACGCTAGAATTATCAACATCTATACGTTTAACAAGTAAATGTATAAGGTTCTGCAACTCGTAATCCGTCGCTTCATCAAAATTAAATTCTTTCGCTAGCTCTAATGCTTGCAACTTCGATTGGTTCTCCTCTATCTCGGTATTCTGCAACGCTTCTTTCTCTGCATTAATTTCTTCAAGTTTCTTATCAAGTATCGACTTACTGATACTATCTTCTATATATAGATTTAATAACTTTTCTGATTGTTTCTCTAACTCATTTAAACGCTTGTCTATGGCCTTATCGTCAATCGTGTTAGTTTGTATGTCATCTATCTTCAAGTCGATGTCTAGTGCCTTAATTTGCGAAATAACAGCATGTTCTAATTCGTCTTTTTTAATAGACTTGGTATTACACCTGAACGGATTGTGATTCACTTTATTACGTTTATTTGTATTACATTTATAATATCTTCGTTCGTATCGTTTATCCTTATAAGTTGATGATGATACAGTACCCTGCATCTTATAACCACAACATTTACAATAGGTTAAACCTGTAAGCATGTAGACAGCATCTGACTTCTGTTTACTGTTACGACTATCTCTTAATACTTGCACTTGATCATAGATAGATTTATCGATAATTGCTTCGTGTATACCTTCGTATGATTCGTCCATATAATCAAAGTCGCCTGTATAGGTCCTACGTCTTAATATCTGCCATATATGATGTGACGACTTAATGACGTTAGGGTGTTCTTTTTGCAGCCGCATGAATATCTTGGTTACCCCTGACCCTTTAACATAGTAGTCATAAATCTTCCTGACAATCATCGCTTCATAATCGTTAATGATTAGTTCTCCATTGACATAATCATAGCCGAATACTTTGCCACCATATCCACTGATTTTGCCTTCTTTCGCACGTTGTATCATTCCCATGCGTGAACGTTCCTTAAAGTTCTCACGTTCTAATTGAGCGAATACAGATAGAATACCAATCATCGCACGACCAAACGATGTAGAAGTATCGAATGATTCTGACAGACTGATTAAATTCGTATCATGTGGTAGTAGATAATCTTCAATGATGTTAAGTGTATCTTTTTGCGAGCGTGAAAGCCTGTCGAGTTTATAGACTAGAATGTTTGATACTTGATTACGTTTAACTGATTCTAATAGTTGCGCGAGTGCTGGCCTATTCATATTACTGCCTGAATATCCCGGATCAGTAAAGACTTTGATGTTACTCAATGTTTTAGCTTCTGCATAAGCACGCAGTTTACTCTCCTGTGCCGCAAGTGAGAAGTTATTATCTGCCTGCTCCATCGTACTCACGCGTAAATATAGTGCAGTGTACATAGTATGACCTCCTAAAAATAAGTATAAAAAATAAGGGCATAGTGAGTACACCCTTATTATTCAGTTATTATTGTGGATTTACTTCGTAAATAGCCTTTTGACCACTCAAAAATGGTTCGAACTCTAATTCTATCTTTTTAGGTTCTCCGACTATAGCGAATCCTTGCTTACCACTAATAGAACGACCTGCTGACAAACTATCCATCAATGTGTCGTTTATAGGGTATGATTCTAATTTCTTACCATCTGCATAAACACTTACGTCTGTGCCGACAGGGATGTCTTTAGTACCCTCATTAGTAATATCCATTTCAACAACTAGAACCTTATCTGCTTTCATATCTGCAAATTCATTTCTCTCATCTGTGTAGTATGCTTTCGTTGGTGTGAATTTAACGTCTTTCTTTGTTACTTCTTCGCCAATTTTCAACGTTTTATTCTCATCTTTTTTTGTTTCAGTTTTTTCTGTTTTAACTGACTTATCCTCTGTTTTTGTTTCTTCTTTCTTTTCTGTTTCTCCACATGCACCTAATAATAATGCTGATGCGATTGTAAGTCCTGCTAATGATTTGTAATTCATTTTGCCATCTCCTTTTATTTTTATTTATATCTATAATAAAGATTGTGAGGGAATATCCCTCAACAATCAAGTAATTAATAAAATTTTTGAACTGAAATCACTCTACCGATACATTTCACTGTATCATCGTTTGTGTAAATCTGTGGTAAGTGTTCATCATTGTGTGATTCTGGCAAAAGTATAATCTTGTCGCCATCATATTTGATGCGTTTCACTGTAGCGTTATAACCATTTACCATGACTACACCAATCTGACCATTCTCAATCGGGCAATCTTTTTCGACAAGCACTAGGTCGCCTTCTTTGAACTCCTTATCCATTGAATCTCCTGAAACACGTAAGTAGAACACTTCTTTGTTGCGTTCTGAAAGGTAAGCTGGTATGTATGCGTATTCTAATATGTTCTGTTCTGAGTAGATAGGGATGCCTGCACTGATTTGAGATACCACAGGTACTTTTTTAGCTTCGATTGTTTCGATAGGTTTAGTCTCCTTACTCAAATCTTTTTCCATCAGATCATCGATACTCACATTAAAAATTTTAGTAAGTTGATTTAACACTTTGATTTTAGGTGTGTATTTTCCTTTTTCCCACTCACTTATTGAAGAAGCGCTTTTTCTCCCTAACATTTCAGCTAATTCTAATTGCTCAAGATTGTGTTTTTCTCTTAGATATTTCAAGTTTTGACCAAACATTTTTATCACTCCTTTCTTCTTTATACCTATATAGTATCATATTTTCCGAAAATAAGAAATATAAAACTAGAAAACAATTTCGGAAAAAATGATATAAAAGTGTTGACTTCGGAAAAACCGATATGTTAAGATGTAATCAGGTTGAACGAACAGGAGGTGAACAATGTGAACGAAGACATCGTTTTAACGCTTGAACAATGGCGTAAGTTAAAAGGTTTCACTCAGGAATCTTTAGCTAAAGCATCAGGGATTACAGCTAGAACAATTGGCAATTATGAGAAGGATGTAAAGTTATTAGAGAACGCTCAATATTCAACAATCAAAACTATTGCAGATGTGCTAGAAATCAAAGTATCAAATATTTTTTTAGACAGCACTTCGGAAAAACCGAAATTGACGATAGGAGGATAGCACATGAAAGAAGTCAAACTTATAAAAATAGACTGGTTAAAAACCAATCGAGATGTAGACGAGCTTGTACCACGCATGAGAGAGCAAGAATGGAAAGACTTTTTAAAATCAATCGAGCGTGACGGTATAAGGCAACCAATCGACATCAACAAAGATATGACAATCATTGACGGACGACATCGAGTAGATGCAGCTAAACTGATGGGCTTTGAAGAAATCGAAGCAAGAGTACACGATTTAAGCGAACAAGAGTTATTCAAATTTGTAAGAGATACAGCAATCGAACGCAGACACCTTACGAAAGAACAACGCTTACACATCGTATTAAGTACAAGTGAATTGATAGAAGAACTCGAGTATGAGGCTTTAGAAAATAAAAGAAAGAATTTATTGAAAAATCAATATCAAAATTCCAATTGTGGACCAGATGAACCACAATTGAAAAAAGTAAATACTAACGCTGAACTTGGCAAAATCGCCGGTGTTTCTAAATCAACGGTAACAAGAGCGAAAAAAGTTAAAGCAGAAAATCCCGAAGCTTACGACAAAGTAATCAAAGGTGAATCAACTTTTAACAGAGAATATGAGGGGTTACCTTCTATTAAGAACAAAGAATATTTAAAAGAACGTAATATCGAACCGAAAGTCAGTCGTCCTAAAACAACCGAACACGTAGATTTACGCGAGAAGATAAATGAAGAAGCAATGTCTTTGGAAGAAATTATTTTACAACGTCCTGAAATGGCAGCAATAAATATCGTAGATTACGCAGGACATATCAACGATTTATTAGAAGAAGCAGGAGACATCGTGGCAGTCGAAAGAGTTATCTCAACTTTAGAAGTAGAGAAGATTATTAAGTTAAAAAATAATATCGATCAAATAGTAAAACTAGGAGGATATAAAAAATGAGAACAAACAAATTATTAATCAATTCAATCAAAACAGATATGTCGTATCAGTCTCCAGTTAATAGTAACGAAGTTAAGAAGATAGTTAAAAACTTCAATCCTAAAGCATTAACTTCAATTATCGTTAGTCAAAGGGAAAACGGAGAGTATTACGTGATTGACGGTCAACACAGAATGTCAGCATTAAAACAAATGCAACAACCTACTATAGAAGCATTAATCTACACAGGATTAACACAAAATGAAGAAGCCGAAATGTACGCAAAAATTAACGAAAGAAAAACCAAATCACCTAACGCTTTGGGGAAAGCGAAATATCAGTCAGGAGATTTGGTAGCTATAGAAATTCATGATGCAGTATCCAATGCTGGATTAATCATAGACTATGATAACACAAATACAAGAATAAATCACATTAAGGCATATAAGGCTTTAGAGGTCACTCACACGAAGTATGGTCAAGAACATTTAGAAGAAACATTAGTTTTATTGAAGAAGTGTTTCGGAAATCAGTCAGCGAGTTTTGAAGGGAAATTAATTTACGGAATGGCAAAATTCTTATTCCATTACAGAGACGATTACAAAATCAAACGATTAACTACTACAGTCAATAGATTAGGATTACCTGAATTTAATAGACTTTATGTTCAAAATAAGACGATTTATAACAAAGTCGATAAAGCATGCGCCATGACATTCGTTGATATTTACAACAAGAAATTGAACGAAGATAAAAGATTGAACACTATGAAAGTATTAATTTAAAGGAGGATAGCACATGAAAGTCACATGCTATGACAAAGATGGAAACGTAATCGATCCAGCACAAGTGAAAGTACCTAAAGAAATTAAGGAGCAGATAAGAAGAATATTCAATGGGAGGTAACAGTATGAAATTAATCATAGCAACTGCAACTGTACTACTCGCTATAAGCTACATCATCACATTAGTAAGCGACCACCTCGCACCACTCGAAATAGCAGGACTATTCATCGTATTATCGTGTGCAGCGTTACTACTCGTAATCAATAGTGAGTTCGTTGAAAGCGATAAATAAGATTAGTCATATTATCGTGTTGACGTACCGTAGAAACGAAGTAAAGAAGTTCAAGAGGGATTTATCCTTCTATACGAAAGATGACGATATACGAGTGCTACACAGTAAATTCGATGATACAGGTGGCGTGATTAAGTTTCAGTATGTGAGGTGATGAGATGATACCAGATAACGAGTTCATGAGAGACGTGATGGAAGAGTTATTCACTTCTTATGAAGAAGATGAGAGCCATGTTTTTGTTACTAAAGATGATGAAGAAGAGATGGAAGAAGATGAGGACAAATAAAAAACACATACAGTTAAGTATGTGCGTAATAGAAACTAGACAAGTCTATTATAGCATGTTCTTCGACTGTAGGAAATGGAGAAATTATGAATCAAGTTATAGATTTACCGAACTTGCTCTATATCATGCAAGAGTTAGTCAAAGAGAGATGTTACACAGATGAAGAGGTAGACATCTCATTCAGGAAGGATTATCAAGACCTAGCGACAATCACAGTATGGCACCACAGCAAAGAGTATCCTTACGGTTGCAAGTACTCAGATATTAAAGAAGGCGACTGTATAGATAGTGCTTATCAGAAGTTAGAAGTAGTGAAACATCTCATGAAAAATGGAGGGTTGCTGAATGAACTACAAGACAGAGCCTAAAACAAGTTACTACTACAGCTTAAAGAATTCGCCTGTCGAGTTATTCGTAGCTGCACATTCTGAGTATAAAACGACTTACAGCACATCACGTAAAGATGCGAAGTTATTCAAAGGGTTTGGAGAAAATGACGGACAGCCTGACTTGTCACAGCATGACATCTGGCAGCACGTAGAGACGACTGAATACGAACATAAACTAATCGATATATCATCGCTAGGGGGAGAAGAGGAATGACAGAATCATTATTCGAACAGTTAAACAAAGTAAACGTAAACGATCACGTAGAGCAGAAGAACGGATTAAGCTATCTATCTTGGAGTTGGGCGCATGGTTACTTGAAGAAAATTGACCCTGATTACTCAGTTAAGATTCACGAGTTCCCACACCCTGATGTACCAATTGACGACTTCTTTGTACCATTTCTTAAAACTAAAGAAGGTTATTTCGTTCAAGTATCAGTAACGATTAAAGGTAAGACTGAAACTGAACTACTACCTGTACTCGACTTTAGAAACAAACCTGTAGCACCTGATACACTCGCAGCATTCGATATCAACAAAGCACATAAGCGTTGCTTCGTTAAAGCAGCAGCATTACACGGATTAGGACTATACATCTACAACGGAGAGAAAGAGCCTGAGCAGGTAAAAGAGCCTGCAAGCAGTGAAGATATAGGCAACTTAAAACTAGCCTTAAAGAAGTTAGTTGAAGTGAGCGCTAAAGGAACGACTGAAAAACTTATCACAGATTACGTGAAGATGCCACCATACGAACAGATGACAAAAGAAGATGCAGTAAACTTCACTAAAGTATTCGAGCAGATGACAGAAAAGAAGAAAGCCGAAAAAGAGGAGTGATTAAGTGAACGAACAACCTAGCTATTACGCAATACTTCCAGCGAAGGTAAGATACGACAATCGACTGACAGCAGACGAGAAGATTATGTTTTCGGAAATTACAGCATTGTCTAATAAGTGGGGGTACTGCACAGCGTCGAACGGTTACTTCTCTAAACTCTATGAAGTAGCTAAAGAAACAACGTCAAGAAGGATATCTAAACTGAATAATCTAGGTTACCTGTCAATAGAGTTTGAATACGAAGGTAAGCAGATTAAGCAAAGAAGAATGTACCCTATTGACGCAAACGTCAATACCCCTATTGATAATTCCGTCAATACCCCTATTGACGCAAACGTCAAAGAGAATAATACAAGTATTAATACTATAAATAATAATATATTGTCTAGCAATGCTATACCGTATGAACAAATCATTAATTATTTAAATGATAAAGCAGGTAAAAACTTTAAGCATACTACAGAAGCTAATAAGAGGCTTATCAATGGTAGATATAAAGATGGTTATACCTTAGAAGACTTTATGAAAGTTATAGATAACAAAGTATCTCAATGGAAGGGAACAGATAGCGAAATGTATCTAAGACCAAAAACGCTATTCTCACCATCCAACTTTGAAGGTTATCTAAACGAAGTACCAAAAGGATCATCTGACTTTGATATTAATTCATTCTTAGAAAATATCAAGGAGTGACTATATGAACAAACAAGACGCAGGGAAGATACTAGAGATACTCGTAGACTTATACCCGAAATTCCATATTAATGAAACGGTAGCAAAAGCATGGTTATACTCCTTAAAAAAGGGAGACTACGAACTCACTCAGAAGAAACTACTTAAACATTATGAAGAAAGTAGATTCGAGCCTAAACCATCAGACATCATCGTTATTAAACGAGTGAATCAGGCACAACTTCAATATGAAGAGATACAGCAGGCAGTAGAACGCAACAAGCGTACAGAAGACCCTAAAAGACGAGCAGAGTTACTCGCTAGATTGGATAGATTAAGAAGTGAAATCAATGAATGAATCTAACTTAGAATATTTGGTTATTGGAGCGCTGCTAAAGTTCCCAGAATTGTATGGAGAACTCGCACTATCGCCTGAAATGTTCAGTGATGGTTACGCTAATAACGTGATGAAGTATATCAACGAGCAGAACAGAGTAGATAAGAATGATATATACATTCAAGCAAAGAAACTTGAAGCAGGGTTCATGCCTACCGAATTAATGAAACAGCTAGTAAGTGATAAGTACATCATGAAATCACACTTTACTAACTATCAAATAGAAGTCCTAGAGAAGTATAAGGAACGCAAACTCGCAGAAGCGACTGAGAACTATTCACAAGATCGTTCGAGACAGTCACTCGACTATCTAAAGTCAACGATTGATTACCTGGATAAACTAGACATTAAAAAGATGGACACAAAAAAAGAAGTTGTAGATAGGTTAGCTAAAAAAATGCTAGAGAAAGAAAAACCTATCTTGATGAAAACAGGTTTCACTTCCATTGATAACTATATTGGAGGTTTCAAACCTGGGCAGCTTGTAATTGTAGGTGCTAGACCATCGGTAGGTAAATCAGCATTTGCTCTCAACTTAGCAACTCAATTAGAAAAAAATGAATACAATGTAAGTTTCGTGTCATTAGAAATGACGGACGACGAGGTTGTTGAGCGAATTATTTCGGCAAGAACACTAATAGATTTAAAAAAATTCGAGAATCCAGATTCATTATCAGAAGAAGAGTTGGAGAAATACATTATAGCGCTAGAAGGACACTATAAATCTGATTTAAAGGTTGTAGCTGATCCAACAGTAACGCCGGCAGACATCAGAAGATTAGCAAGTACGATGCAACAAGAGAGTGAGAAAAACGTGATTGTCATAGATTATTTGTCGCTTATGAGTTCTGATGGAAGGTTTAAAGATAGACGTTTAGAAGTTGAAGATATATCAAGAAAACTAAAAGTTATCGCACTTGAATATAAATGTACCGTAATCGCCTTATCTCAGTTGAGTAGGGGTGTAGAAAGCAGGAATGACAAACGTCCTATGATGAGCGATTTAAGGGAAACAGGAGGCATCGAGCAAGATGCCGATATAGTGTTCATGCTTCACAGAGATGATTACTATGACAGAGATTCAATTGATGGCGTTACAGGAATATCTGAAACAGAATGTATCATCGCTAAAAACAGAAGTGGTGCTACCGGAATTGCAACGTTAAACTTCCATAAAAAAATACAGAGGTTCGTGAATCAAAATGCTTATTGATGACTTACTAGAAGTACTACGTGACTTATGCAAAGAGAACCGAGATAACAAGATGATGTTCGACTATTGGGCATCGCTAGGAATCACAGCTAAGAAGATGATTGAAGAAGGCGAGTTCACAGAGTTAGACGAATATACAGAAGAAGTAATAACAAAAATCGAAAATAGACGAAATGAGGAATATGACAATGAATAATGTATCAATTTTAGGAAACATCACTAGAGATTTAGAACTTAAAGAGTTTGGATCAACTAAAGTATTAAGTTTTTCGGTAGCAGTACGAAAGCGAGTTAAAGACAAAAACACAGGAGAGTACGGTACGAACTATATCAACTGTAAAGCATTCAATAGAACTGCTGAAATTATCGCTCAGCACTTCGCTAAAGGTTCGCAGATTGGTATCGAGGGCGAGATTGACACAGGTAAGTATGAGAAGGACGGAAAGACGGTTTACACAACTGATGTAGTCGTTCGAAATATCACGTTTGTAGAGCGAAAAGGACAATCTGATACAAATAATCAACAACAGCGAAACAACGCAGCTACACCACCTCAAAATGTGAATAATAACAATCCATTCGCAAACGCTACAGGTCCAATAGACATCAGTGATGACGATTTGCCCTTCTAATTACAGAAAATGGAAGTGATTAAATGGCAGAAAAGTGGAGAAATGTTGTCGGATACGAAGGCATTTATGAAGTGAGTGATCATGGACGAGTACGAACACATAAAGATAAGGTCACTAAAACTGAACGACATGGTGTACGTAGATGGAAACAACGTGTGCTGAAAGAAAAAGGCAAGACAGGAAGAAATGTAAGAGTTGATTTATGGAAAGATGGTAAACCGAAAACGGTGTTGGTACACAGGCTAGTCGCTTATGCCTTTATCCCTGAGGTTGAAGGTAAGACGTGTATCAATCATATTGACGGAAACCCTCGTAACAATCATGTGAGTAATCTTGAATGGTGTACCTGCAAAGAGAACATGGAACACGCATTCGTCACAGGACTAACGAGCATAAACATGAAAGTAAAGTTAATCAATAACATTGGAATCGAGTATGAGTTCATCAGTATGACTAGAGCAGGTTACTTCTTAGGCAGAAGTCATGGTTATATCAGTGACTTAGTGAGGCAGGGAAGAACGGTTGCAACGAATATACATGGAGATGAATTTAAGCTAATCAAACTGTAGGTGATTAAATGCCACGAATACTGAAATATAAGAATGGTCAAGCGTTGGTGGAGGGTGTCGAGATGACACCTGATGCCATGCTGCTAATCGACAATGGAATCGCAGTCGATATTGAAATGGAGATTATCGACAACAAGAAGATAACGGATAAGCAACGTAGAAAGATATTTGCGCTCTGTAACGACATAGAGCAACACACAGGCCAACCCCGAGACTACATGAGGGAAATGTTCACAGACTATTTATCGTTCATGAATGGCTATCTAAACGTGTCATTGAGTGACTGTAGCAGAAAGGTCGCAGGAGAACTAATCGACTTAATCATAATGTGGGTGTTCGAGAATAACATACCCCTCAATTACAAGACGAGTGACATGCTAAAGAATGACAAAACATTCTTATACATGAGTACGATAAATCGAACGTGTGTAATCTGTGGGACGCAGAATTCCGATATCGCACATAGATATACAGTTGGTGCAGGACGTAACCGTAACGAGATAGATCATTACGGAAATGAAGTTTTAGCATTATGCAGGAAACATCACAACGAACAGCACGCAATCGGAATCGATACATTTAACGAGAAATACCACCTGGACGAGTGGATAAAAGTAGACGCGCGATTGAACACTATGTTGAAAGGACGTAAATATGAGTAAATATAACGCTAAAAAGGTCGAGTACGACGGACATATATTCGATTCGATAGTAGAACGTGACTATTACATTTATCTGAAACGCAACGGATTAATCGAATATATCGAGTTGCAGCCTAGATATGAACTTATTCCTGCCTTCAAGAAACAACGCAAGATGGAGTACATCGCAGACTTCGAGATTACGTATACAGACGGAACAACAGAGGTAATCGACATCAAAGGCATGGCGACAGAGACAGCGAAAGTGAAGGCAAAGCTATTCAGATACTTATATCAAGATAAGTCGCTGATATGGATATGTAGAGCGCCGAAATACTACCAGGAGCAGCATGGCACTGAGTGGATTGAATATGAAGAGTTGAAGAAAGTAAGACGACAACGAAAGAAAGGATAGATTGAGATGAACAGAAATACATTAGGAGATTTAAACGGTTACTTATTCGAGCAGATGGAGAGATTGAATGATCCAGAATTATCGAAAGAAGAATTAAAAAATGAAATATCAAGAGCGCAAGCAATTACAAAGGTTTCGGCTCAGATTATCAACAACGGTAATTTAGTTTTAAAAGCACAAGTCGCTTATGACAGCATGATGGATATGGATGCTGAAAAGCCGACATTACTCGAGGGATAGTTATGGCGAGAAGAAAAAAATACTCAGAAGAATTGATTGAATATGTGAGAGAGATAAGCGAAGGAAGTTTACGTGATGAAATACGTGAAAAGACAAACAGTAAATTTGGTTTAAAACTTACTAAAGAACAATTAGATTACCTGATGGCAAAAAATAGAATAAAAACAGGTATAAAAACAGGTGAACACAATAGAGTTCCGGTAGGTTTTGAACGCGAAAAAGATGGTAGGAAAATAATAGTTAAAATAGCAGAACCAAACGTTTGGGAGTATAAGCACATCGTAGAATGGCGTAAACATTATGGTGAGATTCCGAAAGGCTATGTGATAAGTGCTAGAAATCGAGACTTAAGAGATGCAAGAATCGAAAATCTGATATTACTTACAAAACAGCAGTCAGTATACTTATCCACAAAAACAATAAAAGACATCGACTACATTACTGATGATGTTATAAAGCTGATTAATTTCATGATCGAGATTAAGAAGGCGAACGAGAAACTAAAAGACAAATAGGAGTGATTGAGATGACGTACAGAAAGAAATCATATACAGCTTATGCACGTAAAGCCTGTACATTCAGAATTTGAAGAGAGACCTCAACGCATAACAATTACTAAGCGTGCTGAACTGAAAGAGTTTAAGTTTGGAAAGTACCCGAATAAGTTACTCGAGATGATGTTTAAGGGGTGGTAATCATGTATGGACTACTGAATAGCATTAAACTACTCGATGATAAAGAACAATTCGCAACAACAGTCATTCCACTGAAGAATGGCATGTATAAAATATTGGAGCGTACAGAATTCTATCGTGTACGCTATCCTGCAACGATAACGAATAGCGAGGGAGTTACAGCATACTGTGAAGAATATGGCTTGCACAGAGCAGATATGAAGCAACTAGCACTATTCGAGTAAGGAGTGAATCACATGATCATCTACTTAAAAGAATCGGAATTCATAAAACTGTTCAATCATTACATGAATAAAGGGTGGCAGACAGATAAACGAGATAAACGGAACGGTAATATCTACTATTCGCTCATAGAGGACACGTACAGAGCAATTGATGTGTCAGGAGAGGTTTATGTAGAGGAATTTAATAATGCTCAGGAAATGCACGCACAGTACGATGAACAAGTGCATGAGCAGGTTACTATATTTGATTACTGAGGTGCTACATGGATAAGTATAGAGACATGATGGTAGAACATGGCACAGGATTAAGAAAGCAACACACAAATTACGGGTTCAAAGGCTCAGTTAATGAGTTCCTAGAATCAATTAAAAAATACAATTGTCCTTTTATTCAAGTATTCGAAAGGATTGACGGAGAGTTAGTGCTGCTATGGTCTAAAGATAATAAAGGATTGCTACAGCAGGGAGAACAGATGGAGTTATTTTAAGGAGGAGAAAGTATGATACCGAAGTTTAGAATTTGGAGTAATGATTTAAAAGAAATGTATGTACAAAGTGATTTGCTAATCACGTTATCTCATTCTGGTATTGATGTTGTACACTTTGATTCTTTTTATGAATTTAAAGATTATGTCTTAATGCAATCAACAAGTTTACATGATAAGAATGGTAAGGAGATTTTTGAGGGGGATATTGTGAAGTATTGGGAAAATATTGGATACATTGAATTTTATCAAGGAAGTTGGGTCATAAATTGGAACGATGGTAGCTTGTTTGATTTATATGACAATGACAACAATTTAGAAGTACTAGGCAACATTCACGAGCATCCAGAGTTGTTGATCTAACCTAAGTAATAACCTAGAGTACCCTAAATTAAAAATCACAAGGAGGAAATGAGAGATGGAAATTAAATCAACAGTAAGTGCAGAGCAATTAACAGAGGGAATCGCTTTTCATGGTGAAACAAGCTCAGATATGAGAGTTGTAGAACGTATCAATGAGTTGGACGATATATTGTGGGAAGTGTGTGTTGACTTAGATAATTTGAGAATTGATTTAATTAATAGACATGAAGCGTCAGCTAAAGACATTCTTATAGCTATTGATAATTTACAAAGAAATATTAAAAGAACACTACCTTGTTTAGATTAACTGAAAGGAGAGAGGGATTGTGGATTATGAAAAGATGTGGAATGAGTTGAAGGAACAATTAAACAGTGTATTTGATAAAAATGAAACTCATTTTTTAGAAGATTTAGCTTATGCAGATGTTTTAAGTAAAATGGAACAACTTGAAAAGGAGAATGACGAATGAGAAAAACACAATACAGTGAAGCAGTTGTAAAACTAGCTATGACACATTTAGAAATTACGCAAAACATCGGGTTTATTAAATATTACGGAAATGCTGACGATGAACAAATGGAATATTTAAATAACTTAGAAGAAAAACTCGGAGAAGTATTGGTGCTTTTAGGATATGACTTTAATAAACCGTTTTGGGAAGATAAACAACTCGAAAAGGAGAATGAGGGATGATTAAAACAGGGGATAAGTTACATCATCAAGGAAAAGAATGGAATGTAGAATTCGCTGGAGAACCTTTTGTACATCTTAAAAATGGAGATGATTTCATAATAGAAAGCAGTCATATTTTTTGGAATAAATTATACGTCGAACAAAAACAACGTGCTGATGAACTTGAAAAGCGATGGAAAAAATTAAAGGAACATTTCATCAAAGAAAAAGAACAGTCTTTCGGCATGTTAAGTTGGTCAAGAAATAATGGGGCGTTAGAACTTATAGAGAGATTAGAGGAGGACAACAATGCGTGATCCAAACAGAGTACTCCACGACTTCGAGACCACTTTAAACAAGCAGAACGAGAAAGGGATTGCTGAGTATGGTCAATCCCTCTCACGTTCAAAGTTATCAGCAAGTGAACTACTCGACTATGAACTAGATGAGCTGGTAGATAGTATTCAATACAACAGAGTAGCAAAGCAACGCACATTACAAGCAGTCGCATTGTTAAAGCAGGATACACCTGATGTAGAGGGTGCGATTAAATTATTGGAGGGCTAACCTATGCAATATAAATTCAGTGTGTGGCAGGCAATAACAGATGGCGTATTCGCAACATTTGAGACGAGAGAACTCGCAATGAGAAAAGCAGCAGAGATTAATGAGTATGGTAAGCGACTAGCTTATGTTAAGGAGATTAAAGTGTATGGAGGGGAAAGAGAATGATACCGAATTTTAGAGCATGGGATAAGGAAGACGAAAGTTGGATTGATATAAAATCTTTAGGGATGATGGAGGGAGAAATAACGACATTAGAAGAGTGGGATGATGATTTACCTTATTTTATAGAAGACTTAGGAAAAACATGGGAACTCATGCAATCAACAGGCTTACATGATAAGAATGGTAAGGAGATTTTTGAAGGGGATATTTTGCATCATCCATTGCAGGGAATGAGAAAGGTTTACTATCCATTCTTAGACACTGTAGCTAGTTATGGACTTGAAAATATAGAAAACGGTATGAGAAATACATTGGAGGATGCACATAGGGTCTATGAAGTAATCGGCAACATTTATCAACATAGTCACTTATTAGGCAATGGAGGGGAAAATTTATGATACCAAAGTTTAGAGCGTGGGATAAAGAACACGATGAAATGCTTTATCCAGATAATGTAGATAAAATATATTTTGAAATAACTGTAGATGGGATTGTCACTTACGACATGAGATATATTTTACCTTATGACGATATACCTCCTTACTTAGACACAGTTATTATGCAATCAACTGGACTTGCTGATGTAAATGGTAAGGAGATTTTTGAGGGGGATATTTTAAAAAGTCCTTATGGTTTTATTGGAAAAGTGAACATTGTGGAAGGTGCTTGGTACGTGCAACATAGCGATTTTACTAACAATCATTTTTTATATGTAGCGCAAGGCAAAAGTGTAATCATCGGCAACATTCACGAGCATAGTCACTTATTAGATGATGGAGGAAATTTATAATGATTAAAATGACAACGGAGTTATTCGAAAAGTTCAGCAAGAAGCAGGAAGAGTTAGACAGCATGATTAGAGAGAAGTTTGGAATTAGCGAGGTCGAGTGGAAGAACTACTTAAACATTCAGCACTCTATCGCTTTAAGAGTAGAACTACATGAGTTGGTCAATGAGTGTCACGACTTATGGAAGTATTGGAAACAGAAAGCAGTGAATCCTGACCGTATCATCGACGAGTTAGTAGACGTTATTCACTTCCTGCATCTTATATTAAATAAAGCAGATTTCAATACAGAGTATCATGTAAGAGAAATAAATAAATATATTCCTACTGAAGAACAGGTAAAAGATGTGACTGATTATTTAGGTGATGTATGTAAAATTAATTATCTAATTAAATCAGACGAGTTACACAAAACTTACGCACACTTACTCGTATTGGCTGACCACTACGCATTCACACTTGACGACATTGAACAAGCATATGATAGAAAGAACGCTGAGAATCATGCAAGACAGAATAGAAACTACTAATGACAAAGACATACTCGAACGTGTAAGAGAATTATTAGGGAGGTAGCGAATGTTTGGAATGTTTGGAATGTTAATTACAAGTATTCTTGCAGTGAGTGCTTTAACGTCTAGTACATTGTTGTTCAAAATGTTAAATGTTAATAAAAAGTTATCTCAACTCGAATTTCAGGATCTAGAGAACGAGATTGCAGACTTAAGACTTGAGTACGAGAAAGCAAAGAAGTTTAAAAAGCTAACTAACGAGATAGAAGTTCTCGAAAAAGCAATCAATGAGATATACGAAGAAAAAACTAAACCTTTAGATACCTCGGATTTCGTTAACAAAATAGAAGAGAATAGAAAAAAGTTATACTTCAATATACCTACGAAAGAAGAATTACAGGAAGGGAACATAAAGGCATATTATAAAAAGGAGATTGACGACTTTATAAAAATGCATGAAGGAGAACATGGATACCACTACTTAAGTTTAGAAGTAGATGAACACGACAATACAGGAAGTATCATAAGAGAAGTGATTTGTAATTATAAAAATGTAAAAGAGTATAGTTATTATGCGAGTTCCCGTCTAAACGGGAATAAAGGAATACAGGTTGAAAGATATTGCTCGTTAGAAGTATATATAAATAAGGGGTGCTATAGTATATATGAATAAGGTACTAGAACTTAACAGATACGACATGAAAGTTATTGAAGGGTATATCACTAATATAGATAAGCTGCGTTACAGGTTAAAGGTTAGGAAGTTAGAACTATTAGACAATCCTATTATTGACAATCCTGGTGGAGGTAAGAGTAATCTTCCTGGTGACCCGGTAAATAGAGAAGTAACGCTATGCCTAACAGACGATTATTACAACAACCTCGAGAAGACGATTAAGGCGATAGAGAAGGTATACAACGAATCAGACGATGATGTGAAGGAACTATGCAAGCTGAACTATTGGGAGCCGAAGTTACACCTAGATACTTGGGAGAAGAAAGCGAAACACTTCTATACGAGTAAGACGACATTACTTCGAGTACGTGAGAGGTTTCTGAGAAGAATAGCAGAAGAAATGGATTACATCAATTCGGACTTTTAAAAGGTTACAGTCCTAGTGAATCAATAGTAATATAGTAGTATAGACGAGAGTAACAAGATATCAGGCACGCATCTTATGATGTGTGTCTTTTTTTATATTAAATTAAGTGATTAACGTGAAAGTTGGTGGTAAGTGAAGTGAAACTTACAGGGAAACAAGAACTATTTGTCAATGGATTGATTGAGGGTAAGTCGCAACGACAAGCCTATATCGATGCTGGGTATTCTACAGATGGAAAGACGGATAACTACATTGATAAAGAAGCAAGTCTACTATTCAAGAATCGTAAGGTTTTCGAAAGGTACAACGAATTACAGGCTCAACTCAAAGATAAAGCGTTGTGGACAAGAGAGGAATCAATTAATGACCTCAAATGGATTAAAGAACAATCACGTAAGACAATCGAGGAATATGGCGAAGTTAAACACGCTCCTGCTACTGCTTACTTAGGTGCTATAACCGAACTGAATAAATTAGGTGTCCTTTATGATCTAGAGGTTGAGAAACTTAAATTACAGAATCGCAAACTCGAAAAAGATATTGATCGTGGCGATGAATCAACAACTGAAAATAACTTAGCTGATGCATTAATCAAGTTAGCAGGTGGAAATAATGACACTTAATACTTTACTTAATCCTAAACAACAAGAAGTTTGGAATTGTTTTATCAATGAACAACCTAAAATATTAGTTGCAAGTGGTGCTAAACGTGCTGGTAAGACTTATGTGTTCATACTATTGTTCTTAATGCATATCGCTAAGTATAAAGATAAGGGTTTAAACTTCATTATCGGTGGTGCTACACAAGCAGCAATCAGACGTAACATACTCGATGATATGGAACTGATACTAGGTAAGGAACTGAAACTTGATAAAGCAAATGCAGTGAAGATATTCGGTAATAAAGTGTATGTATTTGACGGTCAGAATTCGGATGCATGGAAGAAAGCAAGGGGTTTTACCGCAGCAGGTGTATTCTTAAACGAGGGAACAGCACTGCATGATAAATTCGTTAAAGAAGTATTATCACGTTGCAGTTATAAAGGTGCTAAGGTGCTGATAGATACCAACCCTGAAAACCCGATGCATCCTGTTAAGACTGATTACATCGATAAAGATGGGCAACGTTTATCAAATGGCAAGTTAAACATCAAAGCGTTTCAGTTTACGTTATTCGATAATACATTCTTAAATCAAGAATACATCGAGTCGATAGTAGCAAGTACACCGTCAGGAATGTTCACTGATCGTGATATTTATGGTAAATGGGTTGCAGCTCAAGGAGTTGTTTATCCCGACTTCAAGAAAGAAGTACACACGTTATTTAAAGATGAGATTAAACAGATAAGTATGACTGAATACTTTTGTGGCGTTGACTGGGGTTTCGAACATCATGGCTCAATCGTGTTAATGGGAAAAAGTGAAGATGATAAGTATTACTTGATTGAAGAACATGCACATCAACATAAGTTCATCGAAGATTGGATAGATATCGCAAACGGTATTAAAGAACGGTTTGGGAATATTCCTTTTTACTGTGATACTGCACGTACTGAACATATTAGAGCATTTGAGAACGCAGGTATTAATGCACATTACGCAGACAAGAATGTTCTTACAGGAATTGAAACAGTAGCGAAACTTATAGTTGAAAACAGATTATATATTAATCGTGATGCGAAACGATACTTAGAAGAGATTTATAACTACGTGTGGGATAGTAACAGTGATAAACCTGTAAAAGTTTTTGATGATGTTCAGGACGCAGTAAGATATGCGATTTACACGCATACGAAAACAGGTAGCTTAAACGTATTAATGTAAAAGGAGGTAAAGCATGAGTGATGTAAGACTTTACTATGAAGAAGTATTAAGAGATATGAAAAGAGAAGTCGACGAATCAGAAGGTCGAACGATTAAGAAGTTAATCGATGATCATATGGCAGTTGCTAAAGTTCAAGCAGTAGGCGAACGTTACTACAATGAATGTCACGACATTATCGACTTAGAACCTAAAACAGATGCATACGGTAACATTGATGAAAGTAAACCTGATTGGCGCATGATTGCGAACTTTCATTCGAACCAGGTTGACCAAAAAGTCGGATATCTGATTGCAGAGCCGATTAACTTTAAAGCAGACAAACCTGTATTAGAGAAGATTGGCGAAGTATTGAACGATGAGTTTGATGATTTGATGAATGACTTACTGACTGCAGCATCAAACAAAGGTATCGAGTGGCTCCACATTTACTATAACGAAGATGGCGACCTTAAACTTATGCAAGTGCCTGCAGAACAGATTGTACCTGTCTATGATGAGCGTGGTAATTTAGAGCTAATCATCAGGCATTATGCTTTGAATGATAAGAATAAAGCAGAAGTTTGGAGTCCTGAAGAAGTTTCATATTGGCAAGAGAATGGCGGCGAGTATGTTCCCGATTATTATTACGGAGAATCGCACGTAATGACACACTACAGCGACGAAAGTTGGGGGCGTATACCTTTTATCCCATTTCGCAATAACTCTTACGAGAAGGGCGATATTTGGAAGTATAAGACGCAGATTGATGCATTTAATAAGCGACTGTCAGATATACAGAATACGTTTGATGAATCAACTGAAATCATATTCGCATTACGTGGTTTCCGCGGAGAAAATTTAGGCGAGTTTTTGAAGAATCTAAAGCACTATAAAGCGATTAGCTTAGGTACTGATGGTGGCATTGATACGCTATCTGTAAAGATACCTATCGAAGAAACGAAACAGTACTTAGATATGCTAAAGGATATGATCATCGACTTAGGTCGTGGTGTTGATTTTAATACTAATAAGTTTGGTAATAGTCCGTCAGGTGTAGCGCTGAAGATTCTCTACAGTGGCTTAGACATCAAAGCGAAACAATTAGAACGTAAGACTCGAGTAGCGTTGAAAGAGTTGTTATGGTTCATTTTTAAGGCTAAAGGTATTGAAGGAAATCACGAAGACATCGAGATGACGTTCAGATATAACAAACTTAAGAATGATTTAGAAGATGCTCAAATCGCTGGTATGAGTAAAGGTATCATTTCAGATGAAACGATACTGTCTAATCATCCGTGGGTAGACGACATGCAGGGTGAACAGGAACGACTACAGGCTCAAGAGTTATCACTTAATAGCAGACTACCCGAAATTAAAGTAGGTGGTATAGATGAACCAGGAACAGATTAGGCGAGAGATTGAAAGATTAATCGCTAAAGCTGAAAAAGAAATCGATAAAGTTTGGAGTGAACGACTTCAAAAGATTATCACTGATTTATCCTTACTTTATGAAAAGTCTACAGATGAGAATGGGCATGTTGGATGGACTGAGATAAATAAATATAATCGACTCAATAAAGAGTTAGACTTAATCGCTAAAGAGATTACAGGAGATTATTCGAGGATTGCGCAGATTATCAAGAAAGCGCAGGAGAATATCTATCTGCAGTCTTTTTTAATGTATAACTTTTTATTCGAGTACACGACACAACAAGTACTAATCAAAGCCTATCCACTGATTGAGAATGTACAGAAGGCACTTGAACAGCCTATCGAATTTATTAAGTTAGCACCAACACTAGCAAAGCAAAGAGCGAAGGTGCTTGAACGTATTCGAGTGGATATAAGTCAATCTATCATGGCTGGCGACGGTTTCAACGCTATGGCTAAACGTTTACGTCAGAATATAGGTATGACAAGTGTACAGTCTAAGCGTGTCGCACGTACAGAAGGTGGTCGAGCATTAAGTCAAGCGTCGTTAGACTGTGCTAAAAATGCAGAAGTGCAAGGTGTCGATATGAAAAAGAGATGGACATCAACGTTAGATAGTCGCACGAGATCATCACATAGAAGTTTAGATGGCGATTCAGTACCGATTGACCATGAGTTTAAAATTAATGGTTGCGTCGGTCCTGGGCCACGCTTATTAGTTGGCGTGAATTCGGCAAAGGAAAATATTAACTGCAGATGTACGTTGATGTATTTAATTGATGGTGTTGAGCCACAAGTACGACGAGCGAAGGACGCAGAAGGTAAGAAGGTAGTAATACCTTATATGCCATATAAAGAATATGAACGATGGTTGAAAGGTGGGCGAGTAGGATGAGTAAAAGAAACAAAACAGCAGTCAAGTTAGTTTTTGAATCGCCAGGTGAGTTGAACATTGAATATATTTTAAGACGAGAAGTAGAATATTATCAAAGCATGTTAGACGCATACAAAAAGAACCCAGTGAATTACATATTATCTAGAGGTGATATGACAGCTATACAGTTTCATTTAGATAGAGCGATTAAAGAATATGAAATTTTTTTAAAGGGTGAGTGAGTAGCGTGATTAGGAATTTATTGCTTAGTTTCATAGCATTTATGTTCGCTTTTGCTTTAATCAAAATGTTAGATTTTTTATCTCTTACATTGAAACAAGGGTATTTCGATTTATCGGTAGCTTTCATCTTTTCTTCTGTTGCTTGTCTTATTGCTCAATATACATGCATAAGACATATCAAATTTAAGGAGCGATTCCATGGCGAAGATACTAAAATTCGTATCAGAAAGTAAGACGAGCAAACAAGAACTTATTGAATATATCGAAAATTTACTCGAATGGGCTAAGAATGATGATTTTGATAATGTTATGATTGCAACAAAATTGAAATCAGGCGAAGTTATGACAGGCTACTGTAACTTAGATATGGTTGATAAACAGTTTTTAAACTCACATATCCAAGTTGATATTAATTACGAGACAGTAAGAGCGAATGTTGACGACTTAATTGAATGGGTGGAGGAATGAATATGGAAGAATCAGTTACATTAAAACTAGGAAGATATGCAGCACTTCGCGATAAGGCGATACGAGTTGATACATTAGAGAAAGAAAATGAACAACTCAAAGAAGAAAATAAATTGCTTAAAATGCAAAAATTAGATTTACCTGATGAAGTTGTATTTCACGATACACCATACGGAAAAATTGTGATGATTAACGGAAAACAGATAAAACTAAAGAATGGAAACATTCAACTATGTAATAAGAAAGACGATACACCAACGTATACCGTTAAACTTGATGGCTCAGAAGTGTATAAAGCAGTGAAAAAGGCAGCAGATGAGGTTATGAAAGAGTTGGAGAAGGAAGAGTTACAGTAACCGAAAGATGATACACCAACTCGTGAAGTCAAAATGGGTAATGTGAAAGTTGTAGGGTCATCGGAAGATTTCAAAAACAAATTAATTGCAGAGTATCCTGATAGTATAACGCTATGCGATAAAGATAACCCTGAAAAGAAGGTTGTCATTGATAGTAAGGGTATCCATCTTTATGAGGGAGATACTTTAACCTCATTTGAATCATTTTAAACAAACAGTCCTAGACAAGACTTTAAAAGGTCTATTTATTATGACAATAAACATGAAGAAAGGTGGTCATCCTTATCTCATAACGGTGGTATCCCGTTCGTGTTGCTAGAGCGTTCACACGTAAACGACAACGCTTTTAATTTGACCTTGACACGTCGTTAAATCTGTCAGCCTGGTGGTACTTAATCCACCGTAATAAAAAAAGTAAAAGGAGAGTTCAAATATGAACAGAGAGTTTTTAAGAGGTTTAGGTGTTACAGAAGACATTATTCCAAATATTATAAATCAACATCACGATGCAATGCGTCCGCTTAAAGAAAAATCGGATAAAGCAGACGAGCTACAGGCTCAAGTTGATACATTAAATGCGGAATTAACGAATCGTGACACTCAACTCGAACAGCTGCAAGCTAAAGCGAAGGATAATGAGGAGTTAAATGCAGAACTCGAAAAGTATAAACAAATCAACGCTGATAAAGATAGTGAGATGCAGCAACTACAACTGAATAATGCAATTAAGGTTGAAGCGATGAAAGAAGGAATCGTAGATGCCGACGCTTTTCTCAAACTGGTGGATACTAGCAAAGTTAAGCGTAATGACGATGGCACGTTCGATGGGCTTACAGAACTGTTTACAGATTCTAAAGAGTCAATGCCATATATGTATAATGTCGCTAAGCCAACGGGGATTACACCGCCTAAAGGTGGTCAAACAAAAATGACAAGAGAACAGATTTTTGCTATCGAAAATCCTGAATTAAGACAACAGGCAATCAACGATAACATGGAACTGTTCTAATAAAAAGGAGAATAACATATGAATAAAACAAATTTAGCGTTAAAACTTAACATTCAGCATTTCGCATCACAATCTTTCCCTGAATCGAATTTACAAACGGTTCCAAATTTAGATAATTTCAAAGCAAAGTCGGTTGATTTCGCTTATCGTTTCCAACAAGATTTAGTAGATTTGCAAAAAGCATTAGGTATTACACGTTTAATGCCGGTATCAAGTGGTATGACAATCGAATTATTAGGTAAACCGTCAGTAACCTTAGCAGATGGTAATGTTGCAGAAGGCGATTTAATTCCACTTTCTAAAGTAACACCGACTGTAGCAAGCACTAAAAAAATTACGTTAAAGAAATATCGTAAAGCAACATCTGCTGAAGCTATCCAAACTTATGGAACAGATAAAGCAGTAGACATTACTGATGCTGCATTAATTAAAGAAGTACAGAATAACGTTCGTAAAGACTTATTCACTTTAGTACAGTCTGGCAAAGCGCAAACGAACTTAAATCAAGGTAACGGTTTACAAGGTGCTTTAGCGACTGTTTGGGGTAACTTACAGGTAATCTTTGAAGATGATACTGTAAAACCTATTGTATTTGCTCATCCAATGGACGTAGCACAAGCAGTAGCAGATAAGAAAATGACATTAGAAAATGCTTTCGGTTTAAACTACTACACTGATTTAACAGGCACTATCGTATTCACTTCAACTCAAGTTACTCGTGGACATGTTTATGGTACTGCTGCTGAAAACTTAGTAATCGCTTATATCCCTGCGGGTACTTCTGATTTAGGTCGTCAATTCGGTTTAACATCAGATTCTACTGGATTTATTGGTATGAAACACTTCTTGCACAACGAAACTTTAACTCAACAAACGTTATTAGTTTCAGGTGTATTAATGTTCCCTGAACGTTTAGACGGAGTTGTTAAAGTGCCATTAGCAGCATCTGGAGTAGGCGCATAATAAATTAAAGGAGTGATAGCTTTATGGCTAAAACGAAATTAACAGGTACGACTTTGACGTACTGGGAAGATTTAAAAGATGGCAATCGTCCGTATAATACGGGCGACCCCTTCCCACATGGAGACGTTAAGTATGAAGTGACAGATGACCGTATGTATGAATTGTCAAGCACAGAGAATCAGCGTGAACTGAAACTTATCGAACTTAATGAAGTTACAGAAGAAGTTACTGAACCTGTAAACGAGTTTGAAGATAAGACAGTAGCTGAACTTAAAGCATTAGCGAAAGAAAAGAAATTAGAGGGGTACTCTAAACTCACGCGTGATGAACTTATTGAGCTGTTAAGTAAGTAGGTGATCATATGCAGCCTTTAGAAGTAAGAACGATAAATCAGTGGTCAGTTGATAAGTACGAAGATTCACAACTAGCACTTTTGATTGAGTTATATCGAGGTATCGCTCAAGACTACTGTAATGGAATATTTACTGAGGGTTATGAGCCAATGGGTGTAAAGAAGTTTATTGCTGATTCTATAAAGCATTGTGAAAACAGTGGAATCGCATCACAAAGCATGGGTACAGTGAGCATTTCATTCACTCAAGACTTGCCTGAAACACTTTATAAATCCCTTGAGCCTTATAAGAAATTGAGGTGGTAGTATGTTCGATAGATTCTATAGACATGACATCATCATAGAACGCATTACAGGAACAACTAGAGATACTTCGACTTATCCTGTCAAAACAGTTAATCAAGTCACTATGATACCTAAGAAAGCCTTTTTAGATACACCTACGACAACAGATGTCGATAAATATCATCAACGTAATATTAAATTAACTCGTTTTATGTACTACGACGCCGAAGCGTTCGACATCAAAAAAACGGACGTAATCATTTATAAGAATAAACGTTATGAAGTTACAGGAGATGATGAGGACCAGGGAGGGCAAGGGAAGTACATGCGACTTCCTTTGAATAAGTTATGAAACAGTTAGTTACAGCGTTAGAAGAATATAGCGACGAGATAGAACAGTGGGCCAAAAAAGGTATATTAGGTACTGTCTTAACGATTCACAGTACTGCACAGGCTTTAGCACCTGTCGATACAGGGTTTTTAAGAGAAATGATTAACTTCAAGATGACGGATGGTGGACTTAAAGGAGTCGTTTCTGTTGGTGCAGATTATGCATTGTGGGTTGAATACGGCACGGGGATTAAATGTAAGTCCCAATTATCAGTAATGGTAATTTAAAAATCGGGTAAAATCGGTGGAAGTCTTTTATGTAGAATTAGTACTGGTATTTACGCCTAAAAAATTATATAATTATCGTAAGGGGTGATTATATGGAAAAAGGCGGTAAATACGGTAGATTAACATGTGTAAAAAGTATAGATAGTAGAAAATGGTTGTTTAAATGCGAATGTGGTAACGAAAAAGTAATTAATAAATATGATGTAAGACGTGGTCACACTCAAAGTTGTGGTTGTTTACACAAAGAAAATACCTCAAAAGCCAGGAAGATACACGGAGAAGCTGATAGTAGGTTGAATCGAACGTGGTATAACATGAAAAAACGTTGCTATCACAAGAGAAATCCTAAGTATAAAAATTATGGCGCTAGAGGTATAAAAATGTGCAACGAATGGAAAGGTGATTACATTGCATTTTCTAAGTGGGCGCATGAAAACGGTTATACTGATCAAATGACTATTGAACGAATTGATGTTAATGGAGATTACGAACCTGCGAATTGTAAATGGATTCCTATGTCAGAACAAGCAACTAATAGAACATCTAATAAGTGGGTTTACATCGATGGCATTAGGTATTCTCCTTTAGAATTAGAAGAAAAGTTCAATATACCAGCAAAAACTATTTACGCTAGAATAGCACGTGGAGATACTGGAGAATCAGTTGTTAGACCTTTAGGTCAACGACAATTCTATAAAAGATAACACCGAGGTAACTTCATAGATTGCGAAAGGCTATGAAGCACCGTAGAGCGTAGGAATTGAATAAATATAATATTCCCAAGAGTGCCCGACAACCGACAAAGGTTGTCTTTTTTGTTGGTTGAAAATGTACGCCGAACTTACAGGCGACTGTAAGAAGTAGAGGATAAAAAGCCACTACGATAACAAATTGTTACGCAACAAAAGGTAGTCGTGCTAAAAAGATTCCGTGGACGTTCAAGTCTATGGATGGCGATTGGGTTACGACTTTTGGTAGTCCACCTCAGCCATTTTGGGGACCTGCCATCGATGCAGGAGAAAAGTTTTTCAATGATTATTTCGGATAAGGACGTGGTTAAATGACGGATTGGGTTAGCTCAGAACGTGAACTAATCAAGACGATAATGATTCACTTAAATAATAGTCCATTATTAATTGGTTTGAATAATCATATTTATGATAGGGCTCAAGTGGATATTAACTCAAATACTTACGTAATTGTCGGTGAGACGAACGTCGTTGAACATGAGACGAGTAATACATTAGTTGAGACAATAGCAGTAACTGCACATGTCTATCATCGCAATGATGCTAATCCTGATTTAACTGTCGACGAAACACGTCAATTCGTAGTAATGCTTAAAAGAGCGATGATGCAGTTGGAAGATGTCGAGTTAGATCATTACGTCATTACAGATGTACGTCTTGATGATCAACAGACGATTACAGATATTGATTATGTAACACAACATGGAATATTGAGAATTAAATACGATGTATTCCACAAAGTAAGATATTAAAAATTAAGGAGAGATGTAAATGTCTAATACAGATATGTTTATTTTAATGCAACCTGTAGATAACAAATTAGGAGATGCAGGTTTAGTATTTGCAGGACTTCAAGAAGGTTCTCATAAGTTCTCAAATGAAGTAAAGGAAAAAGCAGTTGGTGGAAAGATGGACCACGACTTTGGCGTGAGTTCAGAAGAAATTGGTATCACACTTGACCGTATCAAAAACGACCCTGGTCAGGAACAGTTAATCGATGCATTCCGTAAGAAGAAAGAAGTAAAAGTATGGATTGGCTATAAGGCAATCGTTAAAAATCCTAAAACACAAGCAGAAGAGCATGATGCTAATTTTGGATATACGATTCCTGAAGAAATTGAGGATAGCTTTGATGATGAAAGTGCTTCATTAGAAGCGACTTTAAAGGTTAAAGTTGAAACAGTGCCTATGAAGTTACCGAAATTACCGGATTCAGTACTTAATCCATCTTCTGCATCAATTGCAGTTACACCTGAAAACCCTGGCGAGTATACAGGACCACTATCAAGTCGCACTAAAACAGCATCAGCATAATTTAAGGGGGAGTAATCCCCTTTTTTATTTTGGCCAAAATAAAAACTATAAAACGAAATGAGGATATTAACATGACAGAAGCAATCAAAGTATTAACATTTGGACGTAAAGTAGACGAGAACAATAACGTAACAGAGTATGGTAAAGAGTTACAGGCGCGTGGGACGTTCTGGTTTAACAAAGTAGGTAAAGAAAAGTATGAAGGCAAAGGCGATGAAGTAGACTTCTTCACAACTTTATACAACGGTTTAATCAACATGGATGAAACGAAATTAGTTGAGTTCTGGGTATGTGCGACTGCTTACTTACGTAACAATGCACCAACCGAAGAAGAAATTATGGAAGTGTTACAGAACGTAGCTGATGAAAAAGGAATGAAACCTTTATTCAAAGGTGCGTTAGAGGTATTAGAATATAGTGGTTTTTTCAAGGACAAAGTAGCACATTCTTGGGAGATGATGTTCAAGGGAGCGAAACTGGAAGCGAAGAAACAGGCGAAGAAAGCAGAGACGGAAGAAGAGAAACAAGAGATTATCGACGAAGCGATGGAACAGGTTCGCATGCTTCAAGAAATGAAAGACAGCTTACTCGAAGTGACTTCCCAAGCCTAGACGAGTTAGAAAGTGATGTCATTCGTTTATTCGGCTTTGTGGACTTGAACAGATTCTATGATTTGAGTCCACGACAATGGCTGAATGTCGTAAATGGACACACTAAAAGTATTCTTGATCAGAAACGCATTAACGCTGAAGCAGGATATGTATTCGCCAAAGCGAATAATGGTGGAAAGTTAAACAGTTACTTAAAAGCTTTAGATGTTCAGGAAAGTAAAATCGGCAAGACTGATAAGGAACTTGAACAAGATAAAGCGTATAAGAAGGCAGTACACGAAAGACAGAGAGCAGACATGAGCCAGTGGTATAAGGCTGTGAATGGCTCAAATAATACAGAAGAGGAGGAATCAGATGAATAAGAATTTCGTTGCAGAAATTAATGCGAATGTTAATAGATTCATTTCAAACATTAACAGAGCGCAAGCAGCAGCAAATCGACTTCAAGATAAAGTAACAGTTGATGTCGATGCAGATACTGCAGCTGCAACTGCTCAGATTAGTAAATTCAGAGCAATGTTGAAATCTATTCCGAATAAGTTCAGAGTTCGAAGTGATGTTGACACGTCAGCGAATGACAAGATAAAGATGTTCATGAACACAATGAGTAGAGCATCAGCGAAGGTTACTGAGTTTGGTAAGAATATCAGAACGTTACCTGCGCTACTCGGTGCTATCGCTCCTGCTGCTATTCCGGTTTTAGCGAGTATCGTTCCTGCTATTATGGCGATTGGTAATGCTTTAGCTGTAGTTGGTGGAGGCGCGATAGGGTTAGCCGGAGCATTTGGTATCGCTGGAGTAGGTGCGTTAGCATTTGGTGGTATGGCTATGAGAGCCTATCAGATGTTGCAGGATGGAACAATTCAAGCAACTGCTCAGACTAGGGCATTTCAGACTGCGTTAGATAGTTTAAAGACACAGTTTGATGCCCTCGTAAGCGCTAATTCAGGCGCTATTTTTACAACGATGACGAATGGTATTAATATCGCTAAAACTGCACTCACAGGCTTAACTCCGTTCATTACAGGGGTAGCAAACAGCATGGCACAATTAAGTGCCAAAGTATCAAATTGGGTACAGTCGAGCACAGTAGCTCAAAACTTCTTTAACATGATGCGAACAACAGGTGTGACAGTATTTGAAAACATCATGACAGCAGCAGGTAAATTTGGTAGTGGATTAATCAGCTTATTTACTCAATTCGGGCCATTATTTAGTTGGGTAGCACAAGGCTTAGCAAACATGGGTAGTCAGTTCGATGCGTGGTCACAGAAAGTGAGTACATCTCAAGGGATACAAAACTTCATCAACTATACTAAAACGAATTTACCATTAATCGGGCAGATTTTCGGTAATACGTTTAACGGTATATTTAATTTATTCTCTGCCTTCGGGACGAACAGTCAAACGATATTCCAATCATTAGCTGATATGTCTGCAAGATTTGCAGCATGGAGTGCAACAATCGCACAATCTCAAGGCTTTAAGCAGTTCATCGAATACGTACAGACTCAAGGGCCTGTTCTGATGTCAACGATTGGTTCTATCATTACAGCACTTGTCGCTTTTGGTACAGCAATGGCTCCTATAGGTGCTAAAGTATTGAGTTTAGTTGGTGCAGTAGCACAATGGGTTGCAGGTTTCGCAACAGCACATCCACAGATTACAGCAGTTGTTGGATCGATTATGTTATTTGGTGGGGCGATTATGAAAGCGATAGCTTTTATGCAACCATTCATTTCTGTAATTATGCAAATTGGTAGCTTTGTAATTCAACTTGTGTCGAAATTCAATTTAGTAAAGAACGTAATCACTTTAGTAAGTGCAGCATTCACTTTATTAACTTCTCCGATTGGTATTGCAATTGCAGCAGTTGTCGCTATAGGTGCAGCAATATACTTATTATGGACGAAGTGTGAAGCGTTTAGAAACGGAGTAACAATATTAGGTGCAGCATTAATGACTGTAGGACAAATTATCATGTCTGCGTTAGGTGCAGCACTACAGGCAGTTATTGCATGGATTACTCAAGTTATTTCAGGCATCGTAAGTTTTGGTTCGCAGTTACTGTCATCTATGACGAGCGCATGGAATATGGTCACTACTGCAATATCAACAGCGCTAAGCGTTGCGGTTAGTTTTGTATCATCAAGTTTCTCGAGCATGTTATCAACAGCGAGTTCGATAATGAGTTCGATTCTTAGTGCAGCATCGAGTATTTTCTCGAGTATCGTTTCTGCGATATCGAGTGCAATTAGTTCTGCAGTATCATTTGTAAGTTCTGGCTTTTCGAATATGCTTTCAGTTGCATCATCTATCATGAGTTCGATTTTAAGCACGATCAGTTCAGTGTGGTCGAGCATTACATCGTTTATATCTTCTGCAATTAGCACAGTGATTTCAGTTGTTTCAAGTGGTTTCAGTTCTATGCTTAGTACGATAGTGAGTTTTGGTTCAAGTATCGTATCTACGATTACATCAGCCATGTCGTCATTTGTCTCTGCGATTAGTTCGGGAGCATCACAAGCACTTTCTGCAATCACTACGATGGTATCTAATATCTTAAGTGCAGTTACAGGTGCAGCGAGCGATATGGTTTCAGCAGGAGCTGATTTAGTACGTGGGTTCATCAGTGGTATTCAGAATATGGCAGGAGAAGCAGTCAAAGCAGCGGGTAAAATGGCAAGCGATGCTGTAGCTCAAGTAAAATCTTTCTTAAAAATTGGTTCACCATCTAAAGTGTTAAAACAGATTGGTGCTTGGACATCTCAAGGTATGGCAATAGGTATATCTAAAGCAGCACCACTTGTAAGAAAAGCGTCTGTTAAGATAGTTGATAACGTAGTTAAGCAGTTCGCTAAAATCAAGTCTGCAAGTAAGGATAAAGCGAAAGACGGTGTTAAATCACTTTACAAGACTTTAGCAACAGCATCAGAAACAGCATCGAATAAGATGTCGAAGAATAATAAACGTATGATTTCAATTCAGAAACGTTTACGTGGAAAATTGAAACAGTCAACGCGTAAAACTTTAAATAAGCAGTTAGCGAATTTAAAGAAAGAGAATCGAGCATATGCAGTACAGAAAGCGGTCGTTAAATCGATGTCTAAGTCTTTTAGATCATCAGGTAATAAGATGATTAATATCGCGAGTATGCGTGAAAATCTCGCTAAACGTATTAAGTCAGCACAAGATAAACTTAAAGACGTTATCGGTAAGCGCGATGAGTTTAAAAAAGCGATAATGGACGATATTCGAGGTTATGCATCAATCACGAATACAGGACGCAAGTCATCGAACGGTATGATTAAAGTAATGCAGCAACGATTGAATGCAGCAAGACAATATCAGAAGAATATTGAATTGTTAAAAAGACGTGGCGTAAATAAATCAACATTAAGAGACATCTTAGATGCAGGTATTGAGAATGGTGGAGATATTGCGAAAGGTCTAGTAAAGGGTGGAAAGAATGCGATTAAGAGAGTTAATAGTATTCAAGCTCAAATCAACGCAGTATCAAGTAGGTTTGCTAATCAGAATGCAAATACATTCTATAAAAATGGTATTGATGTTGCCCGTGGTCTTGTGAACGGACTTAAATCACAAGATAAACAGTTAGCAGCAGTTGCTGCAAAGATGGCAAATGTATTAACGTCTACGATGCGTAAGAAGTTAGGAATTCACTCACCATCTCGTGTCATGATTGAGTTGATGCAATTTGTTGGTAAAGGACTTGTGAAGGGTCTGAATACTGCAAGCAGAATGGCAAGTATGGCAGCTGCATCTGTGAGTAAAGGTATCGAAAGTAATATCGCTCCTGATATGCGACTAGCAGACATTAAAACTGCAGCAGATGTTAAGAATATCAGTGGCACGATTACTCAAGAGATGATTAATGCAGATGATACAGCAGGAAATCAACAAGTAATCAACATCTTCATGAATACTGATTTAGATGTCGTAGGACTTAAACATGAGATTGACAGAATCGATGGTACAGATGCTCACATCAACGTACTTAGTCAGGGGGCATATTAATGCGATCATTAGAATTAAAGCAAGGTAATAATGTTATAAATTTAGGCGAATTGGGGTTCTTCCTCACTTCGCCTTTAAAAATATCCACACCAGAATTAGTAACGGAATTCAATAGGATTGACGGGATGGCAGGGCGTGTATTAAGTCATGCTAGTCATGAGAAAATCGTGATTGAAGCAGAGATTGAGTTTAACTTTAGTTTTGAAGCTCAATATCCGATGCTACGAGATAGAATACAGTCAATCGTATCAGGCACAGAACCTTTCTACATTAGAGAGATAGTACCTGAACACATTGAAATAAAACCGGAATTACCAGGAGAAACGCAAGGGCCGATGAAGTTACCAAATATGAGGTATGCGGACGGTAAACAGTATCTAGTAATCGGTGCAGGCAGTACAACATTTGAGCAGGTATCTTTAACAGGTGCAGGAACAGTAACATTCGAAACTGCTAGACTTCCATATGCAGAAAGCATTGGCACATCAATGACCATTCAAAATAACGGCGTGATGGCCACAGATAATCTTTGGAGTATGGGCATGGGGTTATTAATGCAAGATAAAGACAGAGATACATGGAAGTATAAATATTCAAACGTACCAACGTTCAATATATTTAATCCTGGTCACGTACCGATAAATGACTATAAGCAGTACTGCAAGATTAAACTTACTGCACGTCAATCAGCATCATCAATAAGGTTAACTGATAGATATGGTAGAACGTTTATTATCACTCGAGCGATTAATAATGGCGATGTGATTGAAATCAATCAACCTTACGTGAAAGTAAACAGTGCGACAGCAATTCAAGATACCAACTATGTATTTCCGTATATAGATAGTGGAAACAATACTTTTAAAATAGAAGGAATAAGTGCATACGATATAGAATTCGATTTTAGATTCTATTACGGTGCACAAAATATAAGGAGCGTGAGAAGATGATAGGTTTAGAAAGAATTTATCCTATGCTAAATGAAAAAACATCTGTTGATATAGATGAGAACTTCCAAAAACTCAATAATAATGTATCTGATGTACAGAAAATTATTAAAGATAGAGGAGAAGAAATTATTTCGAGCGAAGTTGTACAGAAATGGTTGAGCGACAATGAATTCAAACCAAAAGAAGCAGTAGCAACGCTTAATGATTTACCTCAAGATGCGGAACTGAAAGAACTTCGTGGAGTAACTGATGAGAATGCAGTATATGTTTATGATGGTAAACAGTGGATTAAACAGTCGAATTTAAATTTCGATGGATTATCAGAAGTGAAAGAAGAAGTTGCTCAAACTGAAAAAGTTATACTTGTAGAAAACTATGGCGCTGTTGGAGATGGTGTTACAGATGATTCAAACGCATTTTTTAAGGCTATAAATGCATTCCCAGAAGAAAAATCAATAAAAATAATGCTTGATAAAAAACGATATAAACTTAATAAACCAATTTTTATTTCTAGAAGGGTTTATTTAGAGGGGCAAGGTCAGGGACATACAATCCTCGACTATACAGACGCAGTTCTTCCTGCTGCGCCTTATACCGCAAACATATTAGGCGTTCATGAAATGAATGTTAATAATTTAGATGGCATTGCTTTACCTGATAATCAAATTGGACGTGATGGTAGGTATTCCGTAATTAAAGACTTTACTGTTATTGGCGGGAAGTCTAAAGGTAAGAAGGACGACGGATTTTTCATCAATACGCCATTAGAAGTATGTCGAGTAGAATTCTTAGACTGCGGAAAAGATGGTATTAATATTACTGCGAATTCAACAGTGAGTGGAAAAAAAGTGGGTGGTAATGCAAATCACACGAAGGTAAGACAGACAAAGAGCATGAAAAATGGTGGGAACGGTATTAATATTCTAGGAGCAGATGCTAATACTTTCGTTATTGATCAAGCTACTACTTATTACAATGACGGCGTCGGAATATACGATGGCTCTCTTCTTGGCGGTGTTGTCATCGGTGCTGAAGCAGATGGTAATAAAAAAGGTGCATTCCAATCTGCGCCTGATACTGAAACGCCTTCTAAAACTGTATGGATTGGAACATATGCAGAGAGTAACCACCCTTTCAATTATAAATTAAGTAGTAGGCATGTAATTTATGGTGCAACAGGTGCGTTGCCTGAAAAAGGGCAAAATTATTTAGGGGGATTGGTAGACAGAGGGATATTCAGTTCTAAACCTATTACAATAGCTGATGACGAGCAAGCTGCGTATGATTTTAACGGTACTTCTAGTCTTGCAGCAAGACTCGGCGACGGTAAGCTAGAACTTTATACCACTAAAGGTAAAGCGAAAACGTATATTGGACCTGATACTGTATCTGCTAACTATTATGGTATTTTAACTGATAATGTTCGTGGATTACTTTTTTCATATTTAGATGTATCTAACGCTTTAAAGAAAGGTGTTCCGTATTTTCCAAACGGTTTTACACATGGTTTGAATACGAGTTATCAAGAAGGTGCTAAACCTCCAACTTCAGGGACATGGTCACAGGGTCAAAGGATAATAAACGATTCTCCTGCACCGGGGGGGTATGAAGGTTGGGTATGCGTGACTTCAGGCAGCCCGGGCGTTTGGAAAGGTTACGGGTTAATACAGTCGTAAAGGAAGTGACGAAAAATGCAACAACTTATAGTTAAATCACTAACGGGCAAACATTACACAGCACAAGCGTTAATTGATCGTAATAGAAGAATAAACGGAGAGCGTGATATTACGCTCTCTTTTTTATTTAATGAATCAATAGTGAGTTCATTAAATATATTGAAAAAGGATGTGATATAAATGACACTCAGAGCGATTGATCTAGATGGCGTACCTTTCGTGATTGAAGGTACGACGACATTAGAAGAACAAATTAACAGCGACACAACGCTTACTGTCGAACTATTTGACACACCTGTAAATAAGCCTATCACATCTAAAATTACAGAGTCATGGCGTATTTCGGGTGTTAATGGTCCTGGCGACAATGTTGAGTATGTCGTTAAGCGAAAAGAAGTAAAGCCTGGGCGCAGAACTAAAGTATTAACTTTAAACTGCGTTCCTTACTTTATTGAAGTATTAAATACAAGAAGATTATATAAGAATTATGAAGGTGAGTATGCTATTAAGGCTGTATTAGATACAGTCTTTAGCGACTTACCTTTTTCTTATGATTTTAAAGAGACTGTAGATACTTCAAAATATATAGACAGTTTTGGAAACGGGCAGACTAAACTTGAAGTATTCAAGATGATTCTTGAAACGTGGGAACTTGAATTCAAGATTGAGAATAACGTATTTAAGCTATCAAAATATATCAACAGAAAGCCTGACTATTTTATCAGCGATGAAATCAACGCTTATAACGTCGTGCAAGAAGTGGATGGTACGAACTTCTTTACTTACGCAAGAGGGTATGGAGATTTAGATAGTGATGATCCATTAGAGAGTGCAGGGATAATTGAGCCATACACACATCCGTTAGCTAATGTACCAATGATAGGAATTAAAGAAGGACCACCTTTAAAACTTGAAGATGAGACAAACAGAGATAGATTAAAAGCTAAACTTAAAAAATATGTCGATGCATCGCTTAAAATTAGCATTACATGTGATTTCATCTCACTGCAAAAAGAATGGCCACAAGCAGTGCCTAAACTAGCTGATGAAGTAATGTTTAAAGCAAATAACATCAACTACAGCCAAGTTGTGAGATTGATTGCTATTTCAACTAAACGCAACCACAAGGGCGAAATATTAAGTCAGTCTGTTACATTTGGAGATATGCCACTAGGACGAAGACACAGAGTAAACGTTAATCATGCAGCACAATTTATAAATGACCTAAAAAACGGTAATAGAAAACTACCCTCTTCCGTATTAGAGAAAGCAATACTCGATGCAAGTAGTTTAATACTAAATGCTCAAACAGAATTAGATTTCGGGAGTAGCTTAGGTATTGTCGCTCGAGATAAAACAGACGCTAATAATTTAGTTGTCTTCAATAGTGGTGGTGTCGGTCTCAGTCGTGATGGTGGTAAGACGTTCGAAAATGCAATTACTGCTCTAGGAATAAATGCTACTGCGATTACGACAGGAGAATTGATAGGGTTGAACATCACTTCGCCGAACGCAAAGAGTTACTTCCATGTAAATGGTGGAGATGCTGAATTCGTCGAGAGAGCGAGTGGTAGGAAAGTATCTATCTCGCCTTACGGGATATTCGGATATAACGAGAGTAGCAACGTTCTATTCAGAGCAGATAATACCCTCGTAACTTCTTCTGCTTTAGGTTCATCGGTCAGTAACGTTTATTTAGGATGTGCAGCAGAAGCAGAAGGACGTGTGGTTAATATCGATGACATTCCTGGAGACGGAGAAATTGGTAGCTACGCATACAGACCACTTCGAGCGTTAGCCTTTAAGTTCCCTTTAAATTCAAATGGCTACATTGGTATAGATTTAGATGAACTAAGAATCATGTCTGATGGATTAAACGAAGGTGGTTACAAGAGTGTTCGTGCTGACAAAGGATATTTCTCTACAGTTGATGCAAACAATGAAATCAGTGGTGCTCACTTCTATATCAGACCAAAGCCGGGTGGCGAACTCAGAGCAACCTATAATAACGGTGGGGAAACTTCCTATGCTAACTTCCGTTCAGATGGTATCTACGCACCATTTATAGATTATAACGGTCACATCAACGGTGGTCACTTATACTTGAGACCATCTTCAGGTAACGAAGTAAGATTCACGATGACGGGGACGACAGATAAGTGGGCGAACATTAGTTTTAAAGAAATGAACGCTATGTCACACGAAAAATTCAAACATGATATTGAAGAATGGGATTATGAAGTTCTTGATATATATAGAAATGAATTGCAGTTGCACAAATATAAAGTAAAACATGAAGACAACAAATTATATCATCATGGTGTCATACTTCGAGAAAATTCTAAAGATGATAAATTCCCAATCGAGTGGCGAAATGGCGACGGATATAACGGTTCCGAAGTTATTTGGTGGCACGCTAAAGCTATTCAAGAATTAGCACATGAGAATACCGATTTAAAAAGCGAGAACGAATCATTGAAACAGCGTATGGACAAGTTAGAGGAGCGTTTGAGTAATTTAGAGAAGTGTTTGAGTAATTTAGAGAACAAATAAGGGAGAGTGAAAAATGCAATTAGATCAGGGAGATTTAATGTTATGGTTTATTACTGTAGTTATACCTTTAGCTTTAACAGTATTAGGCGTATATCAAAAGACGAGTAGTGATAAGCAAAAGCATGAAGGCAGAATGGTATTGATTGAAGCAGAAGTGAAAAGTAATAAAGAAGATATTACAGAATTAAAAACTGATTTCACTTCTTACAAAGCTGAAATATCAGAAGATATTAAGAAAATCGGAGAAGATTTAAAGTTGCTGCATACGTTAACGACAGAAAATAAACACATTTCAAAGACTTTAGAAAAAATCGAAAAGAAATTAAATATTTAAGGACATCTCGTTGAGGTGTTCTTTTTATATGGAGGTAAACAAATGAATATAAATTGGAAGTTACGATTTAAGAATAAATACACACTCACAGCGTTAATCTCAACTACAGCATTATTCGTTAATCAGGTGTTGAGTGCGTTCGGTGTAGATTACTCAGAACAGATTAAGCAGGTGGTTGATGCGTGTCTAACACTTATAACGTTGTTAGTCGCATTAGGAATTGTGATTGATCCAACGACTGAGGGTATAAACGACAGCGAGTACTCACATCAGAAGATAGAACCATCAAGCAATGATGTGCAGGTAATTGTAGATAACGGTCAAGTAACAGAAGAATCAGATGTAACAGTAGATGTAGAAAATATGGAGGGGAAATAATTATGGCATATAAAATTATCAATTCATGGTTACCAGCAAGCAAATATAGTTTAAAAGCACCTTTCGCAATGAATCCTGAGTATATTACAGTTCACAATACAGGTAATACAGCGAGTGCTAGAGAAGAAGCGGCGTATCACAATTCAAATAATAGCGAAACATCGTATCATGTAGTTATCGATGAAAATGAAGTACATCAATTAATTCCATTCAGTCGTAACGCTTGGCATTCCGGAGATGGTAGAGGTAACGGAAACATGAAATCTATCGGAATCGAAATCGCACGTTCAATGGATAACGGATATAGTGGTCCTAAGTCACAACGTTACATGCAAGCAGAAGAAAACGCAGCGTTATATATTGCTCACGTTATGCACGAAAGAGGTTGGGATATGAGCCGACTAAAACGACATTATGATTGGTCGGGTAAAGACTGCCCTCACAAAATGCACGCTACAGGCACATATCAACAATTTAGAGATAAAGTGCAAAAGCACCTTGTCGCTTTAAATAGTGGTAAGCAAACTCAGACAGGTACGGTTAATAAACCGGTACAAAAAGCACCTACTAAGCAACCTGCTAAAGCTAAAGGGTGTAAACGCATCAAACCGTGGTCTAAGACACCACATTATAAAGGAACGATTCAATACACTGCATCGTTGAGACAACGTGCAGGTAGTGATTTCAGTAATTACACATTCGACAAAGAAATTGGAACGCTTAAAAAAGGCGAGACTGTCTATATCTTCGAAGAGATTCAAGATGCAGAAGGCAACATTTGGTGTAGAACGTATTCGCCATCTAATAATGGTTGGGTGCACAAGCACACAATTAAATAGGTAAGAAATCAGCCCTTCACTCAAATTAATGAGTGCAGGGCTTTTTTATTTCGGTCATATACCCGAATAATTTAAAATTCGGTTAAATAGCCGAAGAAATACCCTACTTATCGTTTGATAGGTAGGGTTATTATTTATAGCTATTTATTTTTATAGTACTTATAAAGCGTTTCAGCAGTCTTCAATGTGATGTCATCTAAGTTACGTTGTTTATTTCTCAGTTTACTTATCACAGCTTTACTAACTTTAGTATCACGTTCAATCTGATTAGCAGAGATGTTGCTATCTAATAACGATTGTATTTCTTTTCTCAT